CCAAGTATTTTTTCATCTGTTCTATTTGATAGTTTCTTAATTGAGATGAGAGATTGCCAGAGGTGATGGTAGGAGTTTTCGTAAAAGAACTATATTTTATTTCGTCTATATTTTGTCTGAAATCTTCTAATGTGGCAGGATAATTTAAATCGTCATCATCGATTTCAAAACGTTCAGCAGCAGTTAAGGATATAATAACTAAATCATCCTCTTTTAGGAATTTCATTGCATGTTGTAATTGAAAACAGATAGCATAATTGCTACAACCAACGATTGCTAAGTTAATTAATTCTAAATCATAAAAATCTGCTACAATACGAGGCCAGTGTGTGCTACCCGTTCCGTAACTAAAACTTTCTCCACAAACTACTAAGTTATTCTTTTTAGATCCAATGTCACGCAATGAAATCCTCCACTAATAATTCTATCATGTCTTAGTTCTAAAGGAATTGTTTCAATTCCGTGTGCGTTAAGTTTTTCATGTATTTGCGTTTGTTTTTTGTCCACAATTGCTAGGTGTTCATTTACACTTAATAGATTCATTCCAATCCATTCACTAGCTCCCCATGGTAAATCAAAAGGAGCTTTAGCAGAACCTACACATTCATCAATCCATATCTTATCCCAAGACTTAAATAGATCTGGTTCATTGTCCGGAGTCACACGAGAAGCGTTATACAAAACTAATCCTTCACGTAGGGGTACAATAGTGCTATCTAGATGTGCATAAGAATATAAATTTTTAGTTACATGTACCTTATAGTCATTACCTAGTACTCTCTGTAACCACTCTGCACCGCGCTCATTTCCTGTATTTGAGATTTGATAAAGAATATTGTCATTCACTCTTACACAATTAGCAGCTTCAAAAAGAATCTCTCGATTGTTTAGTGCTGGAACACCTTTTGTGTCTTCCTTATAATTTTCATCATACAATACAGGAATGGGTGCTTTTATCCAATTGTAACCTTCTCTAAAAAGTTGATAAAACACATCTCTATACGCCCATGTTTCATATTGACGATTCCAAATTGGGGATGGAGTTTCGATAATGTTATTACCTACGATCAAAGTTAAATCGCGAGGACAATGGTAGTGCCAGTTTTTACCTCTCCAGTGAGGGGACACTGTTTCTACCTCTGCATATTTTGTATCAGGTCTGTGAACTATTACTCCTAAATCTTCTAATGTTTCTGATAATGTATTTAGATCTTCATTTTGTTCATCAATAATCTGTTGAGGGTAGTAGCCTGTAAATTGTTTTACATATGCCTCTTCATATTCTGGAAACTGGCACTTCATCGTACTTATGTTGGGGATAGGTATTGTAGCATAGTCAGCTGTGCCAACTATTATTTCTTGTAACTCGTCCCAGTCATTAAAGCAAGTCATAATTCATCCTTCCATCCCATATTCTTGAAAAACATAACCTATTTGTGTCTCTACCTCTATTGTATTCTGGATACTGGTTATTATGATCAATTCCAAAATACACACATCTTGCTGGTTCTAAATTTAATTTATTACAATATTTTCTCTGCTCATCTATATATTTATCGTAAATGTAAGTTGGTTCAAAATATTTCATCATATTCATACCTAAATATACACTACACATATTTAAATAATTATAATTTGTCTCATTAACTACATATAGAGGATCTTCAAACATTTCTTTTTGTAGTCTAATTCCGATACGGTAATTCTCCACTGGAAATACCTTCGACAGAGATGATGTTATGTATTCAATACATGGATGAGTTAAATCAATTTCAATATCTTTTGTCAAGCTGATGTAAGCTAAGTCTAAAAGAACTGGTATTTCTTTTTCGTCACATTCACAAAGTATTTGCTCTAAGTTAGGGTATAGATCGCAAGTATCAGAAAAAGGAGCACTTATCACTAATAAATCTCCTTTACGTAACTCATCCTCCTCTAACCAGTCAAATCTCATAGAGTAAAAAATACCTTTGATCATTTGATGATAAAAATACTCACCATGGGCTAGCCTAAGTCTATTTTTATTACGATATCGAATATAAAAATGCGCGAAGGACTCAGTAGTACCGTTAGTAAAACACATATGTTTATACTTTTCCAAACCAATTAATTTATGTGGAGTTGATAGAAAATTTAGATACGTCGAGAAAAACTCTCTTTTGATTTGCTCAAAATCATGATTATTAACAGCATACTTTTGAACATAGTAGTCTCTCATATAAACTGTCTCTTCGTCGTGAATACTGTATGCACCACCAAAAGGTTTATTTTTTAGGTCAGGCAATTCAGTGTATCTAACCATTGTAGAAACCTGATATTTGTAGAGAGTATCTATCTTCGAAACCCGCGTTAACAGCTAAGTGAAGAACTGAGGAGTCCCACGCATAACCAGTATTTGCCTGCCAATGCGTAACAACTGTATCATTGAATTGTAAAAAATGCCCCATTTTCCAATCTAATAGTTGAATATTTGCACGCACTTTTAGTCTAGTATCGTTAGGGAATCTTTTATTGATTTGATAAAACGTGTCCTTGTGAGTTGGATTAATCATACCAGGAGGTTGTTTAATCATAGATACAGATATTGCCTCTAAGCCTACTTGTGAACCAAGATCATCAAAATCAACTTCATCTCTTTCAAAAAACTTTTGATAAAACATTGTATTTTCATGAGTGTACGAAGACGGAAAGCCTCCAAGATCTTCATGCATGTCTTTTAACTCAACTATTTGGTGTCCTAAACAATCATGCTCATATTTATCCCAATCAGTGTTTTCAATGTAACTTGAAGAATCAAAATTAATGCTAACCTGTTTTAAAAACATTTACGTCTCCCATGAGTGCCATCCTCGTTGTTTGTAACCAAATTCTAAATAAGTAATAATTTTATTTATACTTTCTTTTGATAGTTTAATCATTTCATTGACAAATATTATATCAACATTATTATCAAGTGCCAAGTCTAAATAATACTTACGCAACCCTTCGTGGTTAGGAAGAGAGTGGATACTTAGCATAATTATATTCTGTTTTTCTTGTATGAGGTCTTCAAAAATTGGTAAATGATCAAGATGTTCATTCTCAAATGTGTAACCAGAATACTCTATATCATTTTCTTTACAATAATCTACAATATAATTACGTTGTATATGAAGAGGGATATGCTTATCAAAAGAACTATTGTTAGAGAGATAAATTGTAGCATTTGTAGTTTTTACCTTTTCCTGTTTATAGTCTCCTGGTAGTCTGAAGAAACCACCTGGATATCTACCACCGAACTCTTCACCTTCAATTAATACATGCCAATCTATTGCCATACGAGTAACGTTAGTTTCGTTATTAATGTTACCGTGTATGTGCTCTTGATGAAATAAGTGAGCCTGTCCTGGCTTCAGAGTTACTGGAAAAGCCTTGTTTATACTCATCTTCTCAAATCGTTTTTGAGACAGATTGTTCTTAACAGTTTTTCGAGTGATAAGTTTAGAATCTTCATAACCTACAATCCACATTGAATTAGACTCATAACACTCCGTTATAGGCATCCAAACTGTTCCTTGGCCTCTTCCATTGTTGTAAAATATTCCTTGATGAAAGTGTAGTCTACGCCCAAGTTTTTGTTGATTAGGCACTACAAGATTTAAAGTAGGAAATCTTTTTACTAAATATCGTTTGTCATCAATTAGTGGTTTGATATATTCCTCTGCAAAATCATCAATCATTTTACCAAATGATTCACTTGAGAATGAACGTTGAACTTTATCTGTAATTTTAACTAAATCTGTTGAGGGAACAAAGTTATGAATTGTAGATAAGTCAGAAACATTTGGATAATCTTGTTGAATTACGTTTAACACCCAATCTACAAAATTATATTTTTTGATATCATATTGTAGAGTAGAATTATCAAAATTTTGTTTTAATTTATTCATTAAGGAACTCATGTAATTTTTTATGTTGTAAATATACTAGTTTATGATAATGATCATAATTATAGTCTAAAACATTTTTTAATTTAACTACTTTTTCTTCTAATTTTTCGATAGGCATCGTGCAAAGTTTATCAATCTCATTAAGCACTAATTTAATTCTATGCTCAGGACATTCTATAGTATCATAAGATTCATCAATGAGTGAATCAAAAGTTTTAAAGCCTAGTGATTTAAAACCTGCTAAAGCCCTGTAATGAGACAGAAGTATAAAAGGACTTCTACCTATTACACATTTAAAAACTTTTTCAGTTACATTCGGGTATCCTTGCCAGGCTATTTCTCCTTCAACACAGATGTTAAATAATGTATTTTTAAAAGTAGAGTGAATATCTAACCCATCAAAAACTTTATCATATGATTTAAAGGTAAGATCTTTTTTGAGAAAATCATGTTTTGGAATACTTTTAAGAATTTTATCAAAGTTCATTCCCTTATTCTTCATAGACAAATATCCTTCATCAAGAAGATTTCTTTTTTCTAAAAAACTTACTAACATCAACCTTTCGTGGTGCTCATGATAATTAAATAAAAAACAAGAATACCTTCTTTTAATCATATTAGTAACATTATAATCATCTCCATACGTAATTGTTTGTGGTTTTCCATGTTTAAGGTTCCTATTACTAAATAAGTCATAAAGAGTAGTGTAAAAGAAATTTTGTTCTGGAGAGTAGTGTAGAGTAAGGAAGGCTACATCCTTATACTCTGAAGCAAATGCAGAAAATTGTATAAAATCAGCAATAGGTTCTAAAATGATTAAAAGTATTTTACCCTTTTTATTTCTAATTCCTTCTTTAACGTGGTCAGGTATTACTTTTAAAATATCTCTACGACGACCGATACTGCTTGGGTAGTCAATAAGGGAGTTTAGGTATATAAGATTAGCTAGAATTACAGGATAATACCATTTATCAATTTTATCTAAGTCATTTGATGAATGAAAAGAGATTGGATAATCAATAAAAATGCTTTCAAGAATATGTTTACTTTCAAATAAAGTTACAAATTTGAATAAGTTATTACAATCTTTTTTTTCATTTTCATCAAATATAAAATTAAGCATACCCGAACTTATATTTAGCTATGATATATGATTTTAGAAAATCACTTCTTACAATATCGTCTATACCAAATTCTATAGTTTCAAACTCTTTAATAGACTTGAGAATTTTCATAAAGTTGACTATACCACGTTTATCATTATCTCTTGTTAAATCTGTTTGTGTATAATCACCACAGAATATAATTTTAGAGTTTTTACCAATACGAGTAATAATACTATCTAATTCATGAAAATTTAAGTTTTGACATTCATCTACTATTACGACAGCATTATTAATAGTGATTCCTCTTATAAAAGAAGTGCTCATAAATTTAACATTATTTTGTTGTTTTAGAGCATCATAGGAATCTTTAATGCCAAATAGTTCTCTACAAATTGATCTGTATGGCGCCTCATATATAGAAACCTTTTCTTGCTCATCACCAGGCAAGAATCCGATGTCTCTTGTTGACACAACTGAGCGAACTATAAATACGTCATCATAAACTGTTGAGGGATCTAACACTTCTTCTAGTGATAAATATAGTGAAAGAAATGTTTTTCCTGTGCCAGCTATTCCATGTAGCAGTAGATGTTTATCATTTTTATAAGCATCATATGTTTTTTGTTGATTTTCTGTTATAGGTTGGAAAGTTAAAAGATCGTCAATTCTGACTTTTTTGAGGGGCTTATGCCCATTACCGTTGCCGTTAGCCAAACGCTAATTCTCCTTTTT